AAACGGCGAACGTGCTGTTGCCTCCGTGATGCCTCAAACCTAAGCGACTTTTGAGTGCAACGTCTCTCATATATACCGGCTCAAGCTGATGAAGCCGCTCTTCAAATGAATCCATAAAGGCGTTGTAGTTTTTCCATTCGGCGTCTGTCCGGAAAGCCTGCCCAGCAGACGAGGTGTCCGCCAATATGTCCTGAATTGCCTCTCTGGCTCGAAGCACGCCCTTGCGCTCACCGATGTTGTCACACTTGTGCAGGGCATCTGCGAGAACGAGGCCCAGCTTGACGGCGTTGGTTTTGCTAATTTTCATGATTAACGCCCTCCCATTTCAGGATCAACAATGCTGGCGACCAGCAGGACAAAGGACAGCAGAAACAAGCCTGCCCCAGCGGTTACAGTGTCGGGGTCTAGTTGGGTGATGCCGTGAAGCATCAAGCCAAAGCCGGCAACCCAGTAGAGAGTTGATAAAAATGCAAACTTCATAATTGACTCCTCAGTCTCAATGTATTGCGGATGATAATACTATTTGACGCAGTGGTAAACCCACTCAGAAAAGCACCCGTTAGGGTGCTCGACTGGCTGGGTTCAATCTCTGACCATGACAACACGGGTTTCGGTTCCGGCGCTCTCCATATCGACCGCATGCCAATCGGCTCGCTTGCCCCAGACCGGAGCCTTTAGTGCGTCCCGCCATTCTGATTCGACCAGCTCAGGGACACCGTCCGCGATCTTTTCGTCAATCGCCATTTGAGAGTCGCGAATCTGAACCATCCAAACATGGCGGCGGTAATTGCTTTGCAGTGTGTTTTTCATAATTGACTCCTCAGTCATTTAGGTTTCGGTCAGCCTTAGACCTCATCAGTGACAGTGCTATCTGTCAGACCTTGGGGGCGCATGGCCCCCAGTTGATTAATTCCAAGGTGAGCACTGTAAAAACTCACGCTTGTCATGCTCTGGATGGGAAGGGTGATGCTTGGCGTAAAACTCCACCAGCCAACGGGTATCGCTCCAGTCGTAGGAAAAATGCCCGTCTTCTAGGGGGTCTTCTCCTTCAAGCCACTGAGGCTGGCATACCCAATGCCGCATATCATACCCGTCATAATCCCAAGCTGAGTCATCCTCAATAGTGATCGAATACTTCTTGGCGATACGCTTGGCGGCAGATCTATCTCGGTTCACGGCCAGCTTCTCCTCTCGTCGAATTGCTACGCCCAGATCATGGTCTAGCTGGCGAACCTTGCCGCGCTGGCGCTGTAAGGCGAGCTTTGCACTCTCTACCCGCTCAACCGCGTCGCTCACTTGGTTTCGGGCAGTCGCTAGTGCTTCTCTGATTTCATTTGCAGTTTGCATAATTGACTCCTCAGTCAGGGGGTGAAGGCCGCTCATGCGGCCTGTTGGATTTCCTCAGCAACCTGAAGGCTGTCAAGGTGATCGATTGCCTTGGACGCCAGCTTGGCGGCATCGGAGATGTACTTGCGATCATCTTTGAGCGCCTTGAGCCATCCGTTGAGATACTTGGCGTGGTCAGCCCGAACCTCGACAGACACACCCAGCTTGACGCAGAGCATTACCGCGCCGATCTCAGCGACTAACTCCTCGAAGGCAAAGCCTCGCTTGGACTTGTCATCAAGACGCGCACACCGTGACTTGTGGCCCGTCCAATGGATCAGCTCGTGCAGTGCGGTTGAGTAGTAAGCCTCGGTGGCATCGCTGGTGTCCGTCGCGGTGAAGTCACACCGGCGCGGCATTTTGATCTGATCAAGCGAGGGGATGTAGCAGGCTTGGCCTTGATCGTTCTCGGTGATGCGAGCACCAGTGTTGGCGATGTACTGGTCAACCTTGGCAAGTACCTCGGTCTGATCAACTCGATCAGCGTTATCAGCGACCGGCGGCTCCCATCCGTCTACCTGACTGGCATCGAATACGGTCGTGGGTATGAATGAAACGGGTATCATGCGACTGTTTTTGTCGTCCTTATCGATTCGCTTCATGATCGGCGCGGTGATGCCAATGCCCTTGCCGCCCTTGCGTACTTGAGCGCCTACGGTCTTCCATTGCTTGTACCCTGCCGCGTGACTGATACCCATGACGCCAAGCCACAGTGCATTAAGTCCTCGGTATTCTTTGCCGGTGACTACGTTAGTGGGCATCGTGCACAGCGCACTGAAGGGCTTGATCCAGTCGGTGCCGTGCTCATTCATTGCGGCCTCGATTGCGTTGGTGATCTCAGCTTCGATGTCTCTCTTTTGCTTTGCCATGATATGTGACTCCTCAGTCAATAAAGTTTCGACCAGCATCAGGTCATCATCAGTGGGTGTGCTATCACCCAGACTCCAACCAGCCACTGCATCCTGCCGCGCAGGTATGGGGTAGCCGGTGCATCAGTGCGGGGTCAGTGATGCGCTGACTGTCACCCTGCTGTTAGGCATGGGGCGCCGCTTGTTTGCTCAGGACGGTGAGGCTTGAATCACACCGACTGCTGGCCGCTCAGGTTGGGAAGGGTTGAGGCCCTGCGGGCGTATGGTGCCCCGTATCCCCCAACCTAGTTATCAGGCTGGTGGGGGAACCGTACAGGAAGCAATGAATCACGGCAACACCTTTAGACAAATTATTTTGAGAAAAGTCTTACTGCTATATATAGCAAATAAAAAGCAGTGAATTAATGTCTATGCAGGAAGTGTGCCAGCTTTTTGTGAACCCTAGTGTTTATGCGGTCTGTAGGCCTGCTGTTTGTGCGGCCTTCTGAGAGCAATTAGCGGGTATACCAATGCGGTTGGATAGGGCAGGGCTAAAGTGTCTCTGAGAGCTTCCTATGGCCTCCTCGACAGTGCTTTAGTTTGTCAAGGTTTTTTTTATTCAGTGCATCAGTGCTATTTGTAGAAAGTGCTGGACTCTGTGGTCATGTTATGCTGGGGGTATTGAATCAGTGAGGTGATCATCATGGGAAAGACACGGGACGGTTTGACTCCGAAAATGTTGCATTTTTGCCGGTGCGTTGCCGCTGGTATGGGGCAAGCGGAAAGTTACAGAGAATCACACGCCGTTACTGCGACAGGGAAGAGCGCAACACATAGAGAAGCGGCAAGCAGACTCATGGCGAGGGATGACATAAGGGCAAGGGTGGATGCTCTAGTTAAGCAGAGGGAGCGGTCTCTACTGGCCTCAGCCCTCTCCGACAAGACTAGAGTTTTGAGCCGTCTTAGGGACTGGATGGATGGCAGTGACAGCACCAGCAATCAGTTGAGAGCGGCAGAGTTACTCGGCAAGTCAGTTGGCCTGTTCAAAGATGTGGTCGAAACCAGCGAGAGCCGTTCTAGCGATGATCTACTGGCCGAGCTGGACGCCATGCTAGAGCAAGCCGAGTCAGACCAGCCGAGTGATCAGCCTGAGTCGGAGCCGAGCCAGTTGCATTAAAACAATCATGCCTGTCTAAAACAGACACGCTTGTTTTTTTCTGAGATTGGCAGGAACAACTGTGGACATCCTGCCGACCCCCCCACCCCCCCTGTGTGCCGAGCGCGTATGCAATATATTACATAGTGATCCGCTCAAAAAATGACCTAATTTTGAAGTCTGTCACACTGTCACACTGTCTAATCGGGGGGATTTTTCTCAGAAAACGCCCTAGGAGTCCCTACCCCCTATAATTTTCTGCAAAAAATCGACAATTTGCCAAAAATTACCAATAATTTACAGAAAAAACCCGTCTAACTGTAGACATGTAACTGTCAAGGGGCTATATTCTGTACAATCCGAGGGGTATTTCTACCTAGTAATTTCCTAGACCTAGAAATCTCCTAGAACTAGGACTGTTCTGGCCTAGTAAGTACCTAAGTTTTATTTTATAGGAATTTTCTAGCTAGAATCTTCCTAGACCTAGGATATTACTAGGGCAAAGCCCTTATTTGCGCCCATAGTGGAGAATGTTATGGCGGTTTCAGGTGAAGACGTACAAAAAATTGCCCAAGCCCTAATTGGAAGGGATGTTGCGCCAGAGTTTCTTGAGCAGTTTACTCAGTACGATGATTTGCCTGCCGTATATGACGCGATGTACAACTCTGCGGAAGGCGCTAACTACCGTGAAACTGGCGTTGCCGCCAGCTTAGACAATCCCGGTGTTTTGCCGACAGGAGTTACAGCGTCGGACGTACAGCAAATATATCAGGATGAGCTGGGCAGAGGTGGCACTGATGATTTTGTTCAGAACTGGGTTAACTCAGGGATGTCTATTGAAGAGATACGTCAGGCGGTTAATGATTCCGCAGAGGGCGTAAATTACGACACATACGGTCTTGCCGCGAGCTTGGATAACCCCGGTGTTTTGCCACAGGGCGCACCACCCACCGATTACTCTCCCTTGGTAGCTCAATATTATCAGGAGCTGTTTAACCGCGATCCACAACAAGCTGGTCTTGATTCTTTTACGGGAAGATTACAGTCGGGCGATCTCACAGAAGATAGCTTGAGAGATGCCATCATTGCTGGCGCTCAAGGAAGTGATAGGACGTTTTACGAAGCCTCTCAGTTAGGCGGCCCCGTATATGATTCAGTACAAGCTCTGTATGGCAGGGCGCCCGCTAGGGGAACATACAATCCAGAAACAGGACAACTTGAGGGTGGGTACGCAAGACAGAGAGAACTAATAGATTCTGGCGAGCTTACTGTCGATCAATTTAGAAGCAATCTGGTTGATGCCGCCTATAATCGTGGCCCCGGTGGCGGTCAGGGTGTAGACTATCAAAATTATCTTAACCGCCTTGGTGTAAACAGAGAGGGTCGCCCATTCCTACAGGATGACGGCACCTACGCTAATGTCGCGTATGGCAGTGACCTTAGCGATTACAACAGAACCTACGGACAACAAGGTCAGCTCCCAGACTTTCCCTATACTGGCGCTGGAAGCGGTATGTTTGGAAAAGGTGGCGGTAGATCCGGAGGCAACCTTCCGTCCGGAGGTCAATACGGATCTCCATCTTATAACGGCAGAATGCCCGGTCAATATATCACCGGCAACCAAATGTACTCCGGTATGCCATACGGCATGACACAGCCAATGAACATGATGAATTTCATGCAACCAATGGTGTATCAGCCGCCGCAGATGTCACAGCAATATATGCCTAACCGTGGGTTAATGTCGGGATATTCAACAGGCTTTGGCCCCTATGGCGGATATCAAAGTCCTAGGTTTGGTGGCGGCAAAGGTGGAAGAATGCGTCCAATGGGCGGTAAGGGCGGCTACGGCTACTAAAATGCGCCGTAACTACCGCAAGGAATACGATAACTACCAATCCAGCCCCAAACAGCGCCGAAACAACGACAAGCGGAAAGCCGCTAGGCGCTTGATGGAGAAGGAAGGCAAAGTCAAAAAGGGTGACGGCAAAGACGTTGCCCACAAAAAGCCATTAGCAAAGGGCGGGTCTAATAAGAAAGCCAACCTGAAAGTGGCGTCTCAAGCAAAAAACAGATCATTTAAGCGCACTAAAACAGCACGGATGGCGTAATGTCAGACCTGATCACCCCTGAGCTGGCTAAAAAGCTAAAGGGGGCACCCGCTGAGGTCAGGTTAAAAGCCGCAGAAATGCTTGAAATGGCTAAGCAGGCCAAGGAAGTGGAGGCGGCACAAAAAACCTACATGGGCTTTGTAAAGCATGTGTGGCCTGCTTTTATTGAAGGCAGACACCACAAGATCATGGCGGAGGCGTTTGAGCGGATTGCCAGAGGCGAACTGAAACGCTTAATCGTGAACATGCCGCCACGGCACACCAAGTCCGAGTTTGCCTCTTACTTGTTACCAGCATGGTTTTTGGGCCAGATGCCCGACAAGAAGATCATTCAGACGGCGCACACCGCTGAGTTATCGGTGGGTTTTGGTCGAAAGGTAAGAAACCTTGTTGATTCGGAGGACTTCAAGAAAGTCTTTCCCAGTCTACAGTTAAGAGCTGACTCCAAAGCGGCAGGACGGTGGAGCACCAACAAGAACGGCGAGTATTTTGCTATTGGTGTTGGCGGTGCGGTGACAGGTAAAGGTGCCGACCTTTTAATCATTGACGACCCTCACTCAGAGCAAGAGGGCCAGTCAGCAGACCCATCTGTGTTTGACCGGACGTATGACTGGTACACATCTGGGCCTCGACAGCGCCTTCAGCCGGGAGGCGCTATTGTTATCGTAATGACACGCTGGCACATGCGTGATCTGACCGGCAAGATTATTAAGTCCTCTGCTCAACGGACAGGTTCCGATGAGTGGGAGGTGATTGAGTTTCCAGCCATCATGCCATCGGGAAAGCCCCTGTGGCCTGAGTTCTGGAGTCAAACAGAGCTAGAGGCTCTGCGGAGCGAACTGCCAGCTCCTAAGTGGAACGCGCAGTACCAGCAAAACCCAACCGCCGAAGAAGGCGCACTAATCAAGAGAGAATGGTGGAAAAGGTGGGAGCCTGACTATCCGCCGCAATGTGAGTTCGTGATTCAGTCATGGGACACAGCTTTCTTAAAAACTCAACGGGCAGACTATTCTGCTTGCACAACGTGGGGCGTGTTTTATCAACCCGACGATGACGGCTTATCACAGCCAAATATCATCCTATTGGATGCCTACAAAGAACGTCTGGAGTTTCCTGAGCTAAAGAAAACGGCTTACGAGATGTGGAGTGAAATGCAACCAGATGCATTTATCGTGGAAGGTAAGGCGGCAGGGATGCCGCTTATATTTGAACTACGGGCGATGGGGATTCCGGTTTCGGAATACACCCCGTCGCGTGGTAACGACAAGATAGCGAGGGTTAACGCTGTTGCTGACTTGTTTGCATCTGGGGTCGTTTGGGCACCAGAGACCAGATTCGCTGAAGAGGTCATTGAGGAATTTGCCTCGTTTCCCGCTGGGGAGCATGACGACCTTGTAGACTCTTCAACGCAAGCACTTCTTCGTTTTAGGCAGGGCGGCTTTGTAGCCCTCAGAACGGACGAGGAGGATGACTTTGACCCGCACGGAAGGGTGGCAAACTATTACTGATATCAATCGTTGGCACGACTTTGTTGACAACTTAGAGCGCAAACTGCGCCCTATGTTCAGGCGCTTCTCCACACTAGGAGGCCCGGCTTACTTCGACAACAAAGACTTTCCAATCACCGAAAAGCTGGAAGAAAACTACTTCGTAATACGCGGAGAGTTCGATCAGTTAAGGGCGCGATTGCAAGAATTTCCGTTATTCCAAGATATAAGTCCTGAACAGACCTATATATCGAATGACGATAAGTGGAGGATGTTTTTCCTCAAGGCGAACAACATACGCTTTGAAAGGAACTGCGAGATGTTTCCTAAGACAATGGCGGTTGTCGATAGCGACAAAAACATTGTTTCAGCCTACTTCTCTATTCTTGACTCTAACAAGATGCTTGTACCCCATGAGGGGCCGTGGTCTGGGGTGCTGAGAATGCACCTTGGAATAGACATCCCGACAGATGGCAAAGGATGTGTTTTATCTGTGATGGGAAAAGAATATCGCTGGAAGACCGGAAAGGCCGTTGTTTTTGACGATACTTACGAGCATTTCGCAATCAACCTGACGGACAACATCAGGGTGGTTTTATTTATGGATTATCTTAGGCCGCTCCCGTTGCCTCTGCATTGGTTGAACAAGTTTTGCATCTATATAGGGCGATTCTTGCCGTACTACAAAACACCGATCCAGCGGCACAGGGAATGGGAACGGAGGTTTTACGGCGAAGATGGCATTCCTGCAAAGCAACATTCCGCACTTTAAGTGCTGGGTAAGGCGTGAGTACACGCACAATCACAACAAATACCACGGAGAGTTTTTGCATGCGATGGTAGTCGCTGTAACCACTATGCCGTGCAGGTGCTTGAGCTTTCAGGTTATTTTTACTGGCGCCGAGACCTATGACACCGATGAGCCGAATGTTCACGGTGGCGCAATGTGGGCAAGAATGCCAATTACCGCCTTGGTGGGAGACACTCCTTTCGAGGAATGGCCCGAGCCAATGCCGGTATATGCGGCACAGCCTTGGGACTGCTCATCCAGAGAGCACAGTGTTTATGTGCTGGATAGGGCAACACCATGCCCTTGGATTGCCAAGATAGACGGCAACTTCTACCCCGCTAAATACATGTTTACGGTGGACTATACCGACAATGAAATCGCAGATGACCCCGCTCAACACAAGCAAAGTCATGTGATGGAGTTGTTAGATGCAGGCCCGTGGACAGGAAACATTGTGGCTCTTCCCAACAACCGCGTCAGGGTGACTCACCCAGCGTGGTTCTCAGTGGGTGAGGGCGCACCGGATTTCAGGCCGTCCCAGCACGTTCACTACTCTAAGTCAGACTTGGATTACACGCTGGACGTAAACAGAGTATTCGACAACTTATACGCAGGTGAAGGCAATGAAAAGCAAGATGAATCCTAGGGGCGGGAAAATGCCAAAAGGCATGAACAAGGGCGGCAAGTTAAAGATGGTCACGAACGACAAAGGCCAAGAGGTGCCGCATTTTGCCGCAGACGGCCAAGGTAAGATGGCAGGCGGCGGAAAGACAAGGGTAGCCAGCAAGATGATGACGAAAGGTTACTTCAAGGGCGGCAAGACAATGAATGAAGGCGGCTCTATTGGTGGCGCGGTTGGCAAAAAAGGTGAAGCAGAGAAACTACAACGGATGCTGGAAGGTCGCGAAAGAAGCTCTGGAATGCGCGGTGGCCCGCTGAAAAAAGAGGATATCCCCACTACAGTTCGCGGTGGGCCGCTGAAAAAAAAGGATATTACCAAAAAGAAAAAGCCAGCGAGCAAAAAAGACTAAATGGCTATCGACCGCGTAGCAACACCCTTCAGCCCTCAAGGGGGCGGTGAAGACCTAGAGATCGTGATCGAAAACCCTGAGTCTGTCAGCGTGATGGACGAAGACGGGGGCATGGTTATTGATTTCGATCCAAATGCGTCTGGCCTTATGGGTATTGAGCATGGCTCCAACTTAGCGGAGTACATGGACGAGCGAGACCTAGATGGCCTTGCGAGCGAGCTTGTCGGGCAGTTTGACGCTGACCGGATGAGTCGTGCGGATTGGGAAGATTCTTACGTCCGTGGCCTTGACTTGTTAGGACTAAAGTTTGAAGACAGGTCTACACCGTGGGAAGGCGCCTGTGGCGTTTTTCACCCGATGCTGTCTGAGGCGGTTATTCGCTTCCAAGCCCAGACCATACAGGAGATATATCCTGCCAGTGGCCCTGTAAAAACTACCATTGTCGGCAAGATAGACGACGAAAAGACCAAGCAGGCGCACAGAGTACAGAACTATCTGAACTACCTAATTACTCAGCGTATGACGGAGTACAGGACGGAGACAGAAAAACTGTTGTTCTCCCTGCCGATTGCAGGCTCCGCATTCCGTAAGGTCTATTTTGACCCAAGTATGGGCAGACCCTGCGCCATGTTTGTGCCAGCAGAGGATTTTGTGGTCAGTTACGGTGCGTCTGACCTGTCAACGTGTGAGCGTGCTACCCATTTAATGAAGAAGACTTCCAACGAAATTAGGAAGTTGCAAGTTGCTGGGTTTTATTCAGATATAGATTTGCCTGCACCAACACCGGACATCTCTGAGATACAGCAGAAATATGACCGGATGACGGGAGACTCGGACAACTACGAGCTTGACCACAGGCACACCCTGTTAGAGATGCACGTTGACATCGACCTGATAGGGTTTGAAGACACAGATAAGGGCAAGCCCACGGGTATTGCTCTGCCTTACGTTGTTACCATTGACAAGTCATCACGAACAATCCTGTCAATACGGCGCAACTGGTACGAAGATGACCCCGTAAAGATGAAGCGGGATCATTACGTTCACTACCAATATTTACCGGGGCTGGGATTCTACGGCTTTGGTCTAGTACATATGATCGGCGGACTGTCTAAATCAGCAACATCGTTGCTTAGGCAGTTAGTAGACGCCGGAACGCTCGCCAACTTACCGGGTGGATTGAAATCTCGCGGACTCCGAATAAAGGGTGATGACACTCCCATCATGCCCGGAGAGTTCCGAGACGTAGACGTTCCGGGTGGTGCAATCCGTGACAACATCACGTTCCTACCATACAAGGAGCCAAGCAACGTCCTCTATCAGTTGCTAGGCGATATTGTTCAGGAAGGGCGTCGATTTGCGTCAGCGGCAGATGTAAAAGCCTCAGACATCAACGGAGAAGCGCCGGTTGGCACCACACTTGCAGTATTAGAGCGCGAGATGAAGGTGATGAGCGCGGTACAAGCCCGCGTTCACGCCGCAGTTTCAAAGGAACTGAAGATTCTATCAGAGCTTGTTAGGGACTATGGCCCAGAGGTCTACCCCTATCAAGAAGACGACGGCCAGATTGTCCCCACAGACTTTGATGATCGGGTGGACATTATCCCCGTCAGCGACCCCAATGCAGGCACAATGGCGCAACGAATCATGCAGTATCAGGCGGCGTTACAGTTGGCGGCTCAAGCGCCCCAGATGTATGACCTGCCACTGCTACACCGTCAGATGTTAGATGTTCTGGGTATCCAAGATGCAGACAAGATCGTCCCAACAGAGGACGACATCAAGCCAACAGATCCTGTTACAGAAAATATGAACATCATTACCGGAGAGCCGGTTAAAGCATTCATCTATCAGGATCACCAAGCGCATATTCAAGTTCATATGGCGGCAATGCAAAACCCAGAAATTATGAAGATGGTTGCAAGGGCGCCCAACAAGAAGGCTATAGAGGCCGCATTTGCCGCACACATCGCAGAACATGTAGCGTTTCTATACAGGTCTAAGATTGAAAAAGAGTTGGGAATTGAGCTTCCCGGCCCAGATGAGAAGCTACCCGAAGATATCGAACTGCGTATATCCAGATTGGCAGTGCCTGCGGCTGAACAGCTTACAGGCAAGGCCCAGATGATGGAGCAGGCAGAAAAGAACGCCCAGCAGTCGCAAGATCCTATTGTTCAAATGCAACAGCGAGAGTTGGCGCTCAAAGAGCAACAGGCGGCGGCTAAGGCGCAGACTGACATGGCAAAAATTCAAGTCGACGCACAAAAGGCAGAAGCCAAAACCATGATTGATCTTGAAAGAATGGATCAAGATGAACGCTTAGAAAGCGCAAAACTCGCCGCAAAGGTGGCGATGCAAGATTCCAAAGATGAATCTCAACAAGAAATTGAGGGATTCAAAGCTGGATTCAATCTTATTAGGGACACCCTAGATGACGAAAAAGGCGAGCAATAACCTTCTAACAACCATACAGAATGAGCTGAGAGTTCAGATGAATGAGGTTTCAGACCATATGGCGATGGGTGGTTGCAAGGATATGGATGAATACTCCCGCAACGTGGGGATTATTCAGGGACTGGCTTTTGCAGAAAGGACGCTACTAGACCTAGACGAAAGGATAGAGCGCGAGTAATTCGTTACAAACGGTAACGCATGGTGACACCAGACACCTACCTCTGGTGCAGGAACGGACTATGACTGAAGAAGACACGCAGGTTGCCAAGCAACTGCCTGAACCTAAAGGCTACAAATTACTTATTGCTCTCCCAGAGCCGGACGAAATGACGGAGGGGGGCATCCTCAAAGCAAGAGAAACCATGCAGGTTGAAGAGATTGGCTCTGTTTGTGGGTTCGTCGTAAAGATGGGCTCTGACGCTTACGGAGACAAAACTCGCTTCCCAAGTGGCCCGTGGTGCGAGGAAGGTGATTGGGTGCTAATGCGCTCATACAGTGGAACGCGATTTAAAGTTCACGGTAAGGAGTTTCGCCTTATCAATGACGATAGCGTTGAAGCAGTAGTTGAAGATCCTAGGGGGATAGTAAAGGTATGAGCGAAGAGCAGATGGAAGAACAGACCATGTCCACTGAGGACAAGTTTTTCGGTGTCAAGACAACCATTGGCGGTGAAAAAGCCGATGTCGATGTCGAAGTCGTAGATGATCGCCCAGAAGAGGATCGTCGCTCTCCTGCCAAAGAGGCAAAGGAAAAAAGCGTTGAAGCAGGTGACGAAGAGCTGGAAGGTTACTCGGACAAAGTCAAAAAGCGTATTAACAAGCTCCGCTATCAACAGCATGAAGAGCGTAGGCAACGTGAAGCCGCTGAGAAAATGCGCGAAGAAGCTGTCAGAGTTGCACAGAGGTATGCGGACGAAAACAAGAAGTATCATGCAATTATTCAAGAAGGCGAGGGATATCTGGTTCATCAGATTAGAGAGCGGGCTAATCTGGCGCTGGAGCAAGCTAAAAGTCAGTATCGCCAAGCATACGAAGAAGGAAACACGGACAAGGTTGTAGACGCCCAAGAGGCTATGATGAGAGCGCAGTCTGAGTTTCAGTCTGCCGATTATCAAATGAACCAAATGAACGCTGAAAGGCAACGTGCCGCTCAACAGCCACAGCAACAACCACAGCCACAGCCAAGACCACAGCCACAGGTTCAACAGCCACCCCAGCCAACTGAAAAAGCGGCTAGCTGGGCCGCTAATAACTCGTGGTTTGGTCAGGAAAAAGACATGACCGCTCTGGCGTATGGTGTCCATGAGCGGCTTGTTAGGGATGAAGGGTACGACCCTAACTCCGATGAATACTTTGAAACTATAGATCGCACGATGCGCTCTAAGTTTCCAGAATACTTTGGTGATGATGCCCCTGAAAGGGAATTTGCCACTAAAAGTCCACCCGTGGTCACTGCACCTTCCTCACGGAATAACGGTGCAAAGCCACGCAAGGTGAAGCTGACTCGCACTCAGCTAAGTCTAGCCAAAAGGCTAGGTCTAACACCTGAACAGTATGCCAACCAGCTTATTAAGGAGGCTCAGTAATGGCAGAACAGCGCACTAACAGGGACGCAGAGTCCAGAGAAGTAGAGACAAGAGCCAGTGATTCGTGGCTTCCGGCCTCCGTATTACCTAACCCCGCTCCGCAAGATGGATGGGTTTTTAGGTGGGTACGCACCAGCACATTGGGCCACGCGGATAACACGAACGTCTCCCAGAAGTTTCGGGAGGGTTGGGTTCCTGTGAAGGCAGAGGATCATCCAGAACTAGAGGTAATGTCTGATATCGACTCCCGTTTTGCGGGAAATATCGAGATTGGAGGACTTCTCTTGTGCAAACAGCCAGAGGCTAAAGCGCAGGCGAGGGAGGCTCATTACGAGCAAGTTGCCAACAGCCAGATGGAATCTGTAGATAACAACTTCTTAAAGCAAAACGATCCCCGAATGCCCGTTCTCAACCCTGAGCGGTCAACTCGGACTACCTTTGGTCGAAGTTGACTCCGGTTTACCGGGGAGCTTTGGCCTTAACTCTAAGTTTGGAGACTTAAAATGGCTACAGCGGCTACTCCGATGGGTGCAGAACCCGTAGGCACTCTTAGTGCTTCCGGTTCTTTCACCGGAAAAGTGCGCCACATTAAGATTGCCAGTGGTTATGCCACGGACATCTTTTATGGCGATTTCGTCAAGCTGGTTGCGGCTGGTACTTTGGAAAAGGCGGCGGTTACTACTGCTGTCGTGGCAGGAACTGTCGGCATCTTTGTCGGCGTTTCCTACACTGATCCCGGTACTGGTCAGTTAACCTTTAACCAACATTTCCCTGCTTCAACAGCGGCAAGTGACATCATGGCTTATGTCGTGGATGATCCCAAGTTGTTGTTCCAAATGCAGGGAGACGAGGCAATTGCTCAGACTGGTCTGGGTAACAACGTCTCGGCTGTCAGCACTGCTGGCTCAACTGCTATCGGTAGGAGCAAGAACGCTCTTGACGGTGGCTCTATCGCAACCACCAACACGCTTCCGCTTCGTATTGTGGACTTCGTGGATGGGCCTAACAGCACGGTAGGTGATGCTTTCACCGACTGTATTGTGACGTACCTTCCGCTTAGCCACGCCTACGAAACCAAGCTTGGCGTTTAAGGAGACTTAGGAAATGGCTATTTCACGCGCACAAATGTTGAAAGAACTGCTCCCCGGTCTAAACGCTTTGTTTGGATTGGAGTACGAGCGGTATGACGACGAACACACGATGATTTACGAAACTGAATCATCTGAGCGTTCGTTTGAGGAAGAGGTAAAGCTGTCCGGCTTCGGTGCCGCACCAGTTAAAGCTGAAGGCGCGGCCATCAGCTATGACTCGGCGCAAGAGTCGTTCACTGCTAGGTATAATCACGAAACGATTGCTCTCGGCTTCAGTATCACAGAAGAAGCAATGGAGGACAATCTATATGACTCATTGTCAGCAAGATATACAAAAGCTCTTGCAAGGGCAATGGCGCATACCAAGCAAGTGAAGTCAGCGAATCCGTTGAATAACGGCTTCAACACCTTCCAATCTGGTGACGGCGTAACGCTGTTCAGTACAGCTCACCCGCTGGTAAACGGTGGCACTAATGCTAACCGTCCTGCCACTGCGGCTGATCTGAATGAAACCTCACTGGAAGATGCTGTGATTAACATCGCCGCATTTACCGATGAGCGTGGACTGCTGATCGCGGCACGGCCTCGTCGTTTGATTGTTCCACCCGCGCTTCAGTTTGTAGCAACTCGTTTGCTTGAGACTGAGGGTCGAGTCGGAACTGCTGACAACGACATCAACGCCCTTCGCAACAACGGTTCAATCCCAGAAGGCTACTCTGTCAATCACTTCCTGACTGACACTAATGCCTTCTTCTTGATTACCGATGTACCGAACGGTATGAAGCACTTTGACAGAACAGCGTTGGAGACTTCAATGGATGGCGACTTTGACACGGGCAATGTCCGGTACAAGGCTCGCGAGCGATACAGCTTCGGCGTATCTGATCCACTCGGAATTTACGGCTCGCCCGGAACTTCCTAATAGCACGGGGGCTTCGGCCCCCTTTTTCCCTGACTAATTGTTCCATGTGGAACATTAGACTCTAGCCACGACAGGAGAATCACATGGCTAATACTACTTTTAATGGCCCCGTCCGATCTGAAAACGGGTTCTCAGATATCACCAAAAATTCCACAACAGGCACCATTACCAGCACTATGACGTTGCAGACCTATGAGGCCACGATTACCGTAGCCAACGGCGCAACGACAGGTAAAGAGACTGCGGTTGGAATCCCTGCAAACTTTATCCCTATGGGCGTTACCGTAGCGGTCACCACAGCTTCCACAAACGCTGTAAACCTCAACGACATTGGTACTGACGCAGACACCGATGGTTATGTCGATGGCATTTCTGCCGCGCTAAACACAACTGGATTTAAAGGATTCTTTGGTTGTAACGGCGTTTTAGGTATGTCTGGCTTTACCACTGGCGCAAGCGGTCTGGTTGGCGATGAAGTTGAGCTTGTAGTTTCTGGCGATCCCGGAAGCGATACAGTGATTGTGCTCAAGTTCTTCGGCATCTCTAGTACTTCAGACGCATCATAAACTGACGGGGGCATAGCCCCCTTATCTGGAGGACAAGATGGCTGATGTAGTCACAACCACGATTATTGAAGATGGCCCCCGCACAGCAGTTATGCACTTTACCAATATCAGCGATGGTACAGGTGAAGCTGGCGTTGCTAAGGTGGACGTATCTGCGTTAAGTGCAGACCCTGCAAGTAAGGGTGCGTGTACCAGCGTCAACATTGAGTGCATTTGGTATACGACCAAGGGTATGGGGGTGCAGATTTTTTGCGATGCAAGCACCAATGTTCTTGCATGGGAGCTAATTGCTGATTATGGCGATACGCTGGACTTCTCTGAATTTGTAGGTCTACCCAATAATGCCGCCGCTGGTGGCAAGACAGGGGACGTTCTTTTCACCACTACAGGCGCCAGTGATACTGATACTTACTCTGTTGTTCTGAAGTTGAAGAAGAATTACGGCTGATGAGACAGTATTATAAGTCGGGCGGTAAAACCAAAAAAAAAGCTAAGTCTCGCGTTAACGAGGCTGGTAATTACACAAAGCCCGGAATGCGTAAGCGTATATTCAATCGAATAAAAGCTGGCAGTAAGGGTGGTAAGCCGGGGCAATGGTCTGCGCGTAAGGCGCAAATGACTGCCGCCGCGTACAAAAAAGCTGGGGGAGGATACAAAGACTGATGGCCCTCAAGAAGTCGCAAAAGTCCCTAAAGAACTGGACTAAGCAGAAGTGGCGCACTAAGTCTGGCAAGCCCAGCACCCAAGGCAAAAAGGCCACGGGGGAGCGTTACCTTCCTGAGAAAGCCATCAAGTCTTTATCCGACAAGGAATATGCCGCGACTACGCGGAAAAAACGCGCAGATACCAAGAAAGGCAAGCAACATTCAAAGCAACCCAAAAAGGTTGCCAAGAAAACGTCGAGGCATCGAAAGTAATGCGTATGTATTACAAGTCGGGCGGCAAGGTCAGCAAAAAGTCCATGTCGTGCAACAAGCCAAAGCGAACGCCCAGCCACTCCAAAAAGAAGTTTGTGGTCAAAGCGTGTGAGGATGGTAAAGAAAAAATCATCCGCTATGGCGACAAGAATATGAAGATCAAGAAGAGCCAGCCTAAAAGGCGTAAGTCGTTTCGTGCCAGACACAAGTGCGATTCTAACCCGCCTAATAAGCTGACACCCCGTTACTGGTCTTGCAAGAATTGGTGATGATATGCCTATAAGCAGAGCGCAGATGGGCAAGCAGATTAAGAATGCACCCAGATCAAAGAAACCCAAAGCGGCCAAATGCAGGAACGGTTTGGCCCGTAAAGGCAGGACTAGAGGAAGGAAGGTCTAATGGCGACTAGCGGAACAACAGCCTTTACTCTTGACCTGTCAGATATATTTGAAGAGGCGTTTGAGCGAGCAGGTTCTGAGCTTAGAAGCGGATACGACTACCGGACGGCACGGCGCAGTCTGGATTTGTTAATGCTGGAATGGCAGAACCGTGGTCTTAACTTGTGGACAGTAAGGGATGCTACCCAAACTTTGACCGCAGGCACCTCGTCATACGACCTGACC